CAATCCTTCAACTGCCAACGGTTGGCCAGTAAACAGCACTTGGTATCACTTGTTATCTAGTACACATGTCAATGATGCCAATTATTATGCTATGCAGTTTAGTGCAGATTTTTATGGGCAAAACTTATACTATAGAAGTACAGCAGGCAACGGAAGCACCGCTTGGAGTAAAATTTTACACAGTGGCAACTATAATGATTATGCTCCTAGCAAAGCTGGTGCTGGGGCAACCGGTACTTGGGCTATTTCTATTACAGGTAACTCTAATACAGTTACAACATTAAACTCTGGACAAATTGTATCAGCATTAGGATATACTCCAGTTAATCCCGGAGCATTAACTAATCAATCAGGTACTGCTATTAATGGTACAACAGCAACCTTTAGCGGTCAAGTAAATGTTTCAACATCGGGTATTAAGTTTCCTAATGACCCGTATGGTGGTAGTGGTGATACTGCTAGCATTACCTATGAATCAGTCAGTGGCGAAAAAACTAGACTGCGTTTTAGAGTAGCCAACGATGCTGGAATTACCTCAGTTGACGACAAAGCAGAATTTATTGTTCCAGACAACGACAGCTTATTAGTCAACGGTTATGTTACACTTAATGCTGCCAACTACAATAGTTACTCTCCAACATTGTCCGGTGGTAACGCCAGCGGAACATGGGGTATCAATATTACTGGATCAGCTGGATCAGCTGGATCAGTAGCGTGGAATTCAATTTCTGGAAGGCCTAATAATTTTGTTTTTAACGACGGCAATACTTATGGCATCAATGTAACTGGCAATTCTGGAACAGCCACCAGCTCTAGATTTGTTCAAAGTCCAGACGGTGATAGAAATCCAAATAATAAACTTCCGATAACATCAGGGCAATCAGTTAGGTTTGATTTTGCCAATGCAGGTTATGTAGGAACCGGTGGTAATTATGCCGGTGTAATGACCTATGCTCCGTGGACTGGAACAACAGCATCAACTGGCGATGCAAGCTATCAATTGGCATTTGGATCAACAGCAACTAACGGTAGCGGAACTCCGCAACTTCGTATTCGTAAGGGAATAGACAGTACTTGGAATAGCTGGTACGATTTATTAACTAGTGCCAATTATAATAATTACTCCCCAACACTAACCGGTGGTAATGCCAGCGGCACTTGGGGCATTAATATAACCGGAAATGCAGGTACAGTATCTAGCATCACTACCCAACAGGTTGTTAACGCTCTAGGATTTACTCCTGCTAATCAATCTGATCTAACTAGAGTTACAACCAGTCCTTTACAAGCATCTAACATAACGACTACTGGCACACTAACAGTAGCACAAGGTAGTGCCTTAGGAATTCGTTGGCCTAATGATGCTTTTGGCGGTGGTGGTGATACAGCAAGTATTACATTAGAGACAGCGGGCTACTATGGTTCAGGCCTGCCCGCCGAAGCTACTCGCATGGTGCTTAAAGTAACTAATGATGCAGGGTATACTGGCGACAAAATTGCGTTTGACGTTCCGGACGCTAATTCAGTTGGTATACTGAGAGTTGCAAACAATCAAGTCTATCCGTTCTATAATTGGTTAAACATAGCATTTACCTCTGGTGTATCTACTTCAACTAGTGGATTTACCAATCAAGTAGGTTCATGGAATTTTGGTGCCAACTACTTTGATGTTTATCCGCCGGAATCTTATACTATGGCCCATCTTGTTGTTTTTATTCCGTCAATTTATATTATTCATTTTGCAGGCGGAGTTAATGGTGATGATTCGATGGTATGTACTTGGAGTAATTTAGGTGATCGAATTAGGGTATATGTACAAAACACAGAACAGCGTAGCACCCCAGGTGCAAATTGGTTGGCCATTTGGAGAATACCATTGCCATGATCGAATTAGAGTATATGTACAAAACACAGAACAGCGTAGCACCCCAGCCGCAAATTGGCTGGCCATTTGGAGAAGATAATGTATTATATAGTTATTGAAAACGGTGGAATTTCTAGCATATTAAATTATAAACCCAATGTGCCTGAAACACATACGGTAGTAGAAATTTCCGATGCAGAACATGAAAGTATCGTAACAGCTAAAACTCATTATTTTGATCTAACAGATAACACCGTTAAGTCATATAGTCAAATATATTTAGATACAGAAGCTGCTAAGGAAGCTCAACGAATTGCTAATGCTGAAAAGAGAAAATTTCTATCAGAATCTGACTGGAAGGTAATGCGACATCTGCGTGAAAAAGCACTAGAGCAGACTACGTCTCTTACAGATCAACAGTATCTAGACCTAGAACAAGCTAGAGCAACGGCCGCGGCGGCAATAGTAGAAATCCAATAAATACATGAACAATCCGGAGTGAGTGAATGGCATACCAAATAGACAGATTTAACGGAACATTTTTAGTTTCAGTCGATGATCAAACACTGAACAGTACCGCTACGGATCTGCGTTTTGTAGGCCGTAATTATAGCGGCTACGGTGAAATTGAAAATGAAAACTTCTTGCATTTGCTGGAAAATTTCGCCAACAGTTCAGCGCCGCCTAGAGCTATTTCTGGACAAACATGGTTTGACACCATTACAAAAAAGTTAAAAATCTACGACGGTAATAAATTTAAGGTAACAACAGGCGCAGAATCTAGTGCTACAGCGCCAGCAGGATTAGCCATTGGCGATTTTTGGTGGGACAACCAAAACGAACAGATCAAAGTATGGAACGGTACAGAATTTATCTTAGTCGGTCCTGAGAAATCACCAATATATGGTGATACTTCAACAGCACCAGCAGTGGTAAAAGATTCTGTGGGCAGTGACCAGCAGATTATCAAGTTCCAAGTTGGTGGCGAAACAATAGCAATTGTCAGTAGATCCACATTTAACCTTAACACAGTTATAAATCCTATTACAGGATTTGGATTATTAAAGCCCGGCATTAACTTTATCAACAGTGATCCGACTACAGGTGAAACTAGTAGCACACATAGATTTATTGGAACAGCATCTAATGCTGAAAGATTAGGAGGATTTGCGGCTACTGATTTTCTAAGATCCGGCAATGCTAGTTTTGAGTCTCAAGTGAGTTTTAAAGACAGCGGGTTTACAGTCGGAGATCAAAATGACTTCCGTTTAACAATATTAAACGGGACTAGCCCAACGCTAGAAAGTACTTCAAATAATCCTTTTATATTTAGAATATCAAACGGCGGTGGCGACATTAAAGATGTTGTAGTAGTTAAAACTACAGGAATCGATCCTGGATCGAATGGAACATATGACCTAGGATCAACGGCCGCTAAATGGAAAACAGTTAATGCTGAAGAAATAAAAGCAACAACTTTTTACGGAAAATTAATTGGAACTGTTGAGACCGCTGCAGGACCGGGCGGAGTAGTTCCTCCATTAGCAATACAAAGTATTGCGGTCAGCGGTAATTTTAATATGTCTGCAAGCAGTGGAGGCGCCGCATCAAATTTTAGTGTCAACCTTGCAGGTAGTACCAGTGCTGTAAATTTATCATCGGGCGTTAGAGGATCATTAGACAATTTTAACATTGGCGGTGATAACCCTGGTACAGCAGCTTTTACAACACTGGCGTCTAGCGGCACAGTAACTTTTACAAATACTGCTGTAAGTACTGGTGTTGGCACAGGTGCATTAGTTGTAGCAGGTGGTGCTAGTATTGGAGGCGCCATGTATGTGCAAGGTAACGGAATATTTGCAGGAACTGGCGCAATAAAATTACCTAGCGGTACAACAGGCGCACGACCAACAGTTCCTCAACAAGGAATGATTAGATTTAACACCACAGACGGTGAGTGGGAAGGCTACGATGGCATACAATGGAGATTCATTGGTGGCGATGCCGATGAAGACTACGGCTCAATCACTACGGCAGTTGATGTGTTTGTAGATTACGGCAGTTTATAATAATACCAGGAGCATTTAGGAATGGCAAAAAGAATACAATTTAGGCGAGGAAGCACAACAGAACATGCTACATTTGTTGGAGCTCCTGGCGAACTAACCATTGATACCACTAAGAAAACAGTGGTAGTTCATGACGGCGTTACTCCTGGCGGTTTTCCTGCAAGTCGTCTTGAGGCAGTAGACGGTACTTCAACATTTAACGGTCAAGTTAGAATGACCAATGCTACAGCCAGTACTTCTACAACAACTGGATCGTTAATAGTAGGCGGAGGTGTTGGAGTTGCTGGTAGAGTTACAGCTAGTAATTTTGTTGAAACATCAACAATTGCAGTAAAAGAAAATGTAAATCCTATATTAGACGCATTAGCTAGTATCATGCAATTAACCGGAGTTATCTACGATAGAAAAGATAAAACATCAATGAATGAACCCGGATTGATTGCCGAAGAAGTGGATAAAATATTGCCTAATCTAGTAACCAAAGATGACAACGGCAATCCCTACGGAATTCAATATACCAAGTTAGTTGCCTATTTGATCGAAGCAGTTAAAGATCAGCAACATCAGATTGAAGAATTAAAGAAAAAGGTATAAAATGGCCTATCAAGTTAACCGATATAACGGTTCATTTTTAGTTTCAGTTGCCGACGGTACAATTGATTCAACTACTAACATTAGATTTGTTGGTAAAAACTACGCCGGTTATGGACAAGTTCAGAATGAAAATTTTCTACATCTTTTAGAACATTTTGCCGGAGCTGTACAACCTAGTAAACCACTTGCAGGACAATTGTGGTATGACAGCACAGATAGAAAAATCAAAGTCTACGACGGCACAAGATTTAGACCAGTAGGAGGCGCTAACGCAACAGCCACAGCCCCATTAGGTCTAAGTGCTGGTGAATTTTGGTTTGATAGTCTTGCACAGCAATTGTATTGCTGGACTGGCAGCGAGTACACGCTAATTGGTCCAGAAAGTCCAAGCACATTGGGAGAAACCAGCGTAACTTCGTTAACTGTTAAAGATGACGGAAACGAAAATAGAACTATTGCCCGATTAAAAGCAGGCGGAGTTGACATTGCAATCGTTAGCAAAGATACATTTAATTTAAGCGATGCTGACAAAACAACACTACCTAGTTTTGGCAGAATCAAAAAAGGTATTACTTTAATTGGTACAGACAATGATGATGGAACAACAGCTACTGCATCTGGCGCAGTTATTTGGGGAACTGCATCGTCAGCTAACAAATTAGTTGATGCTGCTGACAGCACAATATTTTACACTAGTGATGATATTGTATTAAAATCTGAACCAGTATTTCCATCGGTGGTAGATTTTAGCGATAGCGGGTTTACATTTTCAGCTAGTGCCGCAGTTAAGGCATCGATATTTTTAGAAGATGCTTCAAACATTGTTATTCAAAATCAATCAGCAAGTAATATTAAATTTAAAATTAGAATTTCATCTAGTGAAACTAGAACTTTAGCTAATATTACTACATCAGCTATTTTACCCGGATTAGATAGTAGTTATAATCTAGGCAGTGATGAGATTCGTTGGTATCAAATATTTGCAGACAACATTGCTGGGAATCTTATTGGCGATGTAGTAGGAAATATTTCTGGTAATGTAAAAGCTATAGATACCACAGTATTAATTAATGGAACTTCAAAACAAATTGGATATAGTGGAGCAACTATAGTAGGTAACCTAACAGGTAATGTTGTAGGTAACCTAACAGGAAATGCAACTAGTGCTACTAATGCCAGCAGATTAAACAATGTTGAAGCTAGTGATAGTGCAACGGTATCCACAATTGCTTCAAGAACTGCCAGTGGAAATTTAGTTGCCAATCAGTTTATTGGCGTTGCTGACAAAGCAGACCGTATTAAAATTGACAATGATGCCGCCGATAATCCTGCATCAGCATATAAAACTGCAAAAACAACAAAAACAGCTAATACTATTGCAGCTAGAGATAGCAGTGGTAATTTAAGCGCCAACGTGTTCAACGGTACAGCTACAGCAGTATCTGGTGCTGATCTTGCTGAACAATATCTAGCAGACAAAGAATATGATGTTGGCACAGTGGTAATTGTAGGCGGAGAACGCGAAGTTACAGCCAGTATTTGGGTAGGACAAAGGGCAGTCGGTGTAGTAAGTGGTGCTCCTGGCCTAATGATGAATCAAGACCTAGAAGGTGGCACTTACATTGCACTTAAAGGCCGTGTACCAGTTAGAGTTATTGGACAGGTTCGTAAAGGCGATAGGCTAGTAGCAGCACCAGACGGATGCGCAATGGCTAGTGAAGATGCCAATGCTAACACCTTTGCAGTAGCTTTAGAATCCAGTTTAAATACAGAAGTAAAAATAATTGAAGCAATTGTTCTTTAAGGATTAAGAAATGGCAGGATCAGGAACCACAGCCCTTGCAACAGATGTTAGTACTCCCTACAGTACTGGTTTTAATGTTATGGGTACCGGGTCAGTAACACGTGGATATGGACAAACTACATTCGGCGCTAGCAAAAATGTAGGTGATACTATCACGGCCAATGATTTTAACAACATTCGTTACGATTTGTTAAACGCCAGCGCTCACCAGAACGGATCAGCAACCGCACTTAGCCTAGCCGGCAATGTCGCAGGCGACATAATTAATTCCACAGATCCGAATGCATTTATTCCGTATGCTGCTACGGTAGATGGTGATAGATTTAATTGTCATAGTTCTAGAAAAAGCACAGGTGCAGCAGGCAGCAATTCCAGAACAAGTTCGTGGGCTAGTTCTGTATCTGCTGTATATACTCTTAATTTTTCAAGCGCAAACGAAGCAAGATATTTTTGGAATGGCGGCGGCCGAATTAGATTTGCTAGCTCGAGAACGGGCGGAGCAGCATCAGCACAAAATACTTCTTGGAGCAGTTTACTATCGTCTGCAGGTACTCAGGAATTTGGCGGTAGTAGTGTTTATGGATGGAGTACTGGCAACTCAAGTCTGTATTCTATATTTTCAAGTGCTCCGTATGCATCTAACACTTACAATATCTCGGCCAGTACTAATGTGAATAATAGTTCAGGTGCAGCAAGTGTATTCTATTTTACTTTAACCTGGAATGATCCCTATGTTGATCCAATGCCAGGAGCACCTCCTTTACCAGAAGACATTGTTGACGGAACATTGAGCTATTCTGTTGAAATAACCTTTCCAACAGGCGGCCACGCACTTACTCCTAGCGGTACCTGGACCAGCTATACTTATTCTAGTTACTCAGCAGGCGCTATAACAGGCGGATAATATTTTGAACTCCTAGACTAGCTGGTAAATAAACAGCTATGTTTATTCGGAGACCCAATGGACGACAGATTATCTAAGGCTCTTGAGTTTGCCAATTATCGTCAAACTCTAGCTATCCAGAGAAAAACCCTTAAAGAAAAAATTGCTGCAAAGCTAACCTACGGCCATGCTGGCGGGCTATTCAAAATCAATCGTGAGCTCATTGTATTTGTACAAATGCTGATTGATCAAGGCCGTACGGAAAATGTACCCTTTGTTGACGAAAATGGAAATCCGGTACTCGTAGCTGACCTACACTCTTTTAAAGATGAAATCATAGACAGGTACTTTACCGCTACCTATGAATACTATGAAGACTATCAAAAGATTAAATCTAGTAGAACAGTTGAAAAGTTATTGGATGTATGACTCGAGGCGTATTAATATTTGCTCACAACAGCCCTGATATTGATTACGGTCTAATGGCCACAATTGCAGGAGGACTTGCCAAAAAGAATCTAGATGTTCCTGTGAGTCTTGTAACTGACTTAGGTACACTAGACTGGTTGCGAGAGTCCGGTACATTGGTCAAAGCACAGGCAGTATTTGATCAAATTATACAAGTGACTAGACCTTACACTAAGAATGTGAGAAATTTGCATGACGGATTTGAAAGCAAAGTTATTCCATTTGTAAATTCAAATAGATACAGCGTGTGGGAACTTAGCCCTTACGATCAAACACTGTTGATAGACAGCGACTATCTAATCTTTTCCAACAAGTTAAATGAGTATTGGTCAGTAGATGCCCCAGTAATGATGGGGCACAGTATGACAGACCTTACTGGAGAGCGTGGCGGCATTCTTGACAGTCGTGTAAGTGAAACCGGCGTACACATGTTCTGGGCTACAACAGTGATGTTTGACAAGAGCTCCGAAAGCGAATTCTTTTTTAAACTAGTAGACTTTGTCAAAGACAATTATGTCTACTATGCAGATCTATTCCGTTTCAATCCCAAACAGTTCAGAAACGACATTGCCTTCAGTGTTGCTAAACATATTATGAATGGATTTGAAACTGAGTTTGCCTACACACTTCCTCCCATTCTAACAGTCTTTGACAAAGACATTTTACACAATGTTGAACAAGATAGACTGACATTCCTAGTCAGTCAGCCACACGATGTTGCAGGTTTTTGGGCTGCTACAACCAAGGGTACTGATGTTCATATTATGAATAAACAAAGCATAATCAGAAACGCCCACAGTCTTCTGGAATTAATATGAACTTTGGATATCTAATATTTGTAGCAGCCCATCCCGATATAGACTATCTTAAATTGGCCTATGCTTTAGCTCTGAGCATTAAGAATACACAGAAACCGGGCTATGATCGAGTAGCACTGATAATCAATGACAAGTCAGCAGTTGATACATTAAAAAGCCCCTGGGTGTTTGACAAAGTTATAGAGTGGCCAGAACAAAAGTTCTGGGACGGCCGATCGTGGATGGACGAAATAACACCGTGGGAACACACAGTTTGCCTAGATGCCGACATGTTGTTTCTTAGAGATTACAGCCACTGGATTGACTACTTTGTAGAAAACACAGAAGTATATGTGGCTAATCGTGCATTTACATTTAGAGGTGAGGTAGTTACCAGTGATACTTATCGTAGAGCATTTACCAAAAACGATTTGCCCAACTTATATTCAATGTGGACTTTCTTTAAGAAAGATAGCGGTAAAGAATTCTTTGAACTTGCTCGTCAGATTTTTATTAATCCACAGGAATTTAAAAATCTGTATCTAAGCAATCATGTTCCTAAAGTTATAGGCACAGACGAAGCGTTTGCACTAGCGGCCAAGTTGTTAGACATTGACAGTGAAATTGCCTACCCTTTAGATTTTCCTAGACTAGTACACCTAAAGCCTAGGGTGCAGAATTGGCCCTGGGATGCAGAGCGTGTGACTGACCAAGCAGGATTTTATCTCAAAGGCGACGGTAGTTTAAAGATTGGAAATTATCAACAGACCGACATTGTGCATTATGTTGAAAAAGACATAATTACAGATGAGTTGGTTAGTATGTTAGAGGAGATAGCATGGAAGAAAAACTAGACCTTGCTCCCTTTGACGAGTGGATAAAAACACTTGAAGTTCCCGAAGAGACCTACTTCTTTGAGTTCGACACTGAAGGCAATGTCGTCGCACTTCATCCCGGACCAGCAGTTGATCATATTAAAAATAAAATACAAGTTGATCTTGATGTTGCGTTGGGTATATATGAGCGCGGAGAAACTCTACGGCACTATAAAGTGGATGTGATTTCGGGTAGAGTTATAAAAGTAAATCTTGCCAGCATCACTGGTCTTACTAAAATAGACGATGTCTTGCATAGAGTTGTTGACAAGAAGTGGAGCAAAGTTGCTAAACCTGATGTCAGCATAGAATATTCTAGAGAAGACGCTCTATTGACATTTAAGATTAATCCTTTACTGAAAACTATAGAATGGCAAGGTGATCAAGACATGGTATTTTTAATAACAGAATACAACGATCCTAATGTATTACAAGAAATGATCAGCTTCAATGTCAACGAACTGGTAAAATACCCACAGCGGTTTACACTGGTGCTTCCAGAAAAGTTTAGCATTTACACACGAAGAATTTTTGACAAGTATACCTATGAAGACACTAGAGCTTGATATTGTTTTTTTAAGTTATGATGAGCCTAATGCTGACCAGCACTATGCTGACCTATGCAATAAGGTGCCATGGGCCAAGCGTGTTCACGGTGTTAAAGGCAGTGATGCTGCCCACAAAGCCGCAGCAGAACTCAGCGAAACAGATTGGGTTATCACGGTGGACGCAGACAATATTGTGGACAATAGATTTTTCAATCTAGGATTTGATCCCGACAACAAGGACATACAGGTCTACAGTTGGTTGGCTAGAAATCGTATCAACGGATTGTTATATGGCAACGGTGGCCTAAAAATATGGCGCAAAGATTTCATCCTCAACATGAAGAGTCATGAGGCCAGCGACAACGATCGTGCGCAAGTAGACTTCTGTTGGGAAGATGGTTATAAACAGTTTGCCGAATGTTACAGTGAAACAGTTATCACTGGAAGTCCATTTCAAGCATGGCGAGCAGGATTCCGCGAAGGCGTTAAAATGACTCTGCTTGACGGAGTTCGTATTCCAGCTGACGAGATTAAAGAACGCATCTGGTGGCATAATCTACATAGACTTAAAGTTTGGAGCACCGTTGGCGCACACGAAGAAAACGGCCTATATGCAGTCTATGGTGCAAGACTAGGTCAATGGATGACCAATTGTACTGATTGGAACTATGTAGATGTTAGAGACTTTGAAATCTTAAAAAACATCTACAATGAAAATGTCAATCATACCAATCTAGAACACGACATACAGGATCTAGGCTATCACATTAAACGAGGTATGGGATTTGATTATCCTTACCTAGATGCAGATCAAAGCAAGTATACTCTAGACCTTTACGAAGAAACAATTAAACTTACTAACACCTACCTAAGATGATCTACGATATTTTTTATGTAAGCAAAGAAAAGATTAGCGATATTGAATGGCAGCAATTTCGTAACCGATTCCCGTCTGCTCAAAAAATTGAAAATGTAAAAACCATAGACGATGTAAAGAAAAAATCATTTACAAAATTCTTTTGGCTTGTTTGGGACGATGTTGTAATTGCAGATAATTTTACATTTGATTATCGCGTAGAAAAATGGGATGAAGATTATGTCCATGTGTTTAAGAACAGTTGTAATGGCGCGGAATCCTACATCTCTGGAATAACATTGATTCCTAAAAAAGCAACTATACTTAAAAAAGAATTTGATTTTAAATTCTATGTAAACAAAAAAGAAACAGGTATAGTAGCCAGTAAGTTTCAATATCCTATTAGACATATTGATAGCTATGAGCAATACCTCAAGATAGTCAATGAAGAATCTAAGTCAATGTTTTGGTGTGTGCGTAACGATATTAATTTAATCAACAACAATATCTTTGATTTATATTTTGACCCGTTAGATGGAAAGTACGATTACGATCGCAGTATAAATCATGTGTTTAAAAACGGAGAGTCATTTGACGGACTCATGCTGGCCAGTAAAGATAAAATTTTAATGGAAAAAGAATTCAAGTATAGATTTCCTATAGAAAAAAAAGAATGGGATATTGTTGCCAGCAAACCTAAACCTTATGATGTTGTGTTTATAAGTTACAACGAATCTAATGCAGATGCAAACTACGAAAAGTTAAAATTAAAAAGACCAGATGCTAAAAGAGTACACGGTGTAAAAGGTATACACAATGCTCATCTAGCTGCTGCCGAATCAGTCACAACAGAAATGTTTTGGGTAGTAGATGCCGACGCTGAGCTAGTTGATGACTTTAATTTTGAAATAGAATATATTCCTCATTATGATGCTGGAAATAGATTAGAACAAACATCAATGGTACATGTATGGGCTAGTCAAAATCCAATTAATGATCTTGTTTACGGCTACGGCGGAGTTAAATTATTGCCAACAAAATTAACCTTAGAAATGGATACTGAGTCAGTAGATATGACGACCAGCATCAGTAAAAAATTTAAAGCGGTTAATCAAATTAGCAACATTTCTGCTTTTAATGTTGACGAGTTTAGCACATGGCGTAGCGCATTTAGAGAATGTGTTAAATTATCTACCAAAGTTATTAATGAACAATACGATGAAGAAACTGAAAATAGATTATTTTTATGGTGTGTGGTTGGAGAAACTCGACCATTTGGAAAATATGCAATTGACGGCGCAGTTGCAGGAAAAAAATACGGCGAGGCAAATATCAACGACTTTGATTCTTTAAGAAAAATTAATGATTACACTTGGATATTAGAACAATTTAACAAAGCATACAATGAATAATCTTGAAACAATTAAAAAATTCATTCCTATAATGAATGAAATTTCGCCTACATTCTGCATGGCCAAATGGCATCACACCACTATCTATTTGCAAACGGGAGAAACGCATAGTTGTTATCATCCTAGACCACACAAAATTTCGTTAGACGAAATTGCTATAGATCCTAGCGCCCTGCACAACACAGAACAAAAAAAACTAGAAAGACTAGAAATGTTAAATGGCGGAAAGCCTAGTGGATGTCAGTACTGCTGGAATATTGAAGCAATGGGCGAGGATTATGTTAGCGACCGCAAAGAGCGCAACAGCACAATATATAGAGCCGATAGATTTGAACAGATTAAAAGTGGCCCATGGGATCAAAACATAAATCCTGAATACATTGAAATTAGCTTCGGCAATGAATGTAATTTCAAATGCGGATACTGCCATCCTAAACATAGCAGCGCCTATCATAAAGAAATTAAAATGCACGGGCCTTATACTGCTGTGAATAATCATCGAAACGACATAGATTGGTTTAAAGTCTACGAAGAAGAAACCAATCCTTATGTTGAAGCATGGTGGAAGTGGTGGCCAGAAGTTAGCAAAACTCTAAATATTCTACGCATCACAGGCGGCGAGCCATTGCTACAAGCTAGTACATGGAGGCTATTAGAAGACCTAGACAAAAATCCTCTACCCAACTTAGAACTAAACATCAATAGTAATTTTGGTGTAAAGCCTATTCTAGTCGATAGACTAGTAGAGCGTATTAATAAGTTACTTGTAGAAAAAAAGATCAAAAAGTTTAAAATGTTTACTAGTATGGATACTTGGGGACCACAAGCAGAATACATCCGTACAGGATTGGATTTAGAACTATGGGAAAGAAATCTTAAAAAATACTTAGCAGACACTGATTTGTCGATAACTTTTATGGTTACATTTAATATTCTCACAGTTACTAATTTTCAAACATTGTTAGAAAAAATATTAGAGTGGAGGAAAGAATACCCATTCAATACAGATTATCGTGTAAAATTTGATACCCCTTATCTTAAAGAACCACTACAATACGACATGAATATACTTCCTAAAGAAGAGTTTATGCCATACATGCATAAGCATCTTGAATTTATTAAAGAAAATGTTAATGATAAGAATCTTAATAAATTCACAAGTTTAGAATATGAACGATTTAGACGTGTAGTTGACTATATGGAAACTACACACTATTCAAAAGATAAAATTAAAGAAGGTCGAAAAGATTTTTATAATTGGTTTACAGAATATGATCGTAGAAGATCAGTAGATTTTGTTACTACATTTCCTACAATGGTAGATTTTTATAATAGATGTAAAGATGAATAAAAAAATTAATTTAGCCTACGAATGGATAGGCCCAACCGGACCGTTGACAAACAATAGAATGCCTACATTAGCTGACCTAATGACTGCATCAGTAGACTATCACTTTCCGCAGTTAAAAGGCGATCTATTTCAAAAGCCACATTTTCATTCTAGGATAGTCGACTCTAGGATTGTGTCTACTTATAAACTTCCTCAAGAAATATTCTTGTATGAATTAAATTGGAATACCTTTCATTACAGAGATAAGTTTCATAACTTTCATAGTGCAGACGGACTTTTTGATGACAATCAAATTGATATCAAAGTACTAAACAGAGTGCAAAACAAGACAGCTTATTTTCTTGTAACGCTGTTCTATGAAGGGTACATGGATGACGAATTTTTAAACCATCTATCAGATTACTTTACATCTAAAGGCTTGTCGCTAACACAGGTAATTTATCTAACTAACTGTTACAATGGTAAAGAAGTATATGAAGATTATTGCAGGCGCAATCATAAATTGCCAGAAATGCAAATGGAATACTTTCCTGTGTTTAGAATTGACCGATGTAATATCCAACAGGCAATTGCAGAGTCTGTAAACTCAACATATCGACCGGGTCCTCGCAAAAAAACATTCTTGTGCTTTAATAGACGATATAATGATCATAGATTGATGTTGTACTTGGCAATAGTACAACGTGGCCTAATTGATCAGTGTTATTACAGCATGGATAAAACTCAGCCCGAATCCACTAGAACATTTGTTGAAAATTGCAAATACTTAATAAGTAGATTCCCTGACATGGGATTAACCAGCACCGATGTGTTGGTCGCGGATAAGTTATTGCCTTTGGTATTAGACAATCCTAATTTTAGTCAATATCCCATGGAGCACAGTGTTGATCCAGTTAAACACTTATATGATAATTCTCTAGTTAATATTGTTACTGAAACATATTTCTTTAATAACATTATTCACATTACAGAAAAGACCTACAAGCCAATTGCTTTTATGCAGCCCTTTATATTGTTAGGTGCCGCTCGAAGTCTACAGCATGTTAAAGATATGGGATTTAAAACATTTGGAGAATTCTGGGATGAAACCTACGATCTAGAATTAGATGACAAACAACGTTTTAATAAGATAATAGCAGTAATAGAATCTATAGCTAAGTGGACAGAACAACAGCGAATAGAGTTTACTGTTAGAGTTAAAGATATCATTGACTACAATGTCAATCATTTAAATACAATGCAAGATATTGAAATTGAAAATTTGGTGAAAAAATATGGAACATAAAAAAATATTAGTATGCGGAGCAGGTGGATTTATTGGAACACACCTAGTTACCAGTTTAAAAAGTCAAGGGCACTACGTTGTTGGTGTTGATTTAAAATTTCCAATGTATTCTAAAACTGATGCAGACGAGTTTCACATAGTTGATTTAAGAAATCAGGATCTAGTAGCCAAGATTGTTACTAGCGACCTAGATGAAATTTATCAATTAGCAGCAGATATGGGCGGTACCGGGTATATAGGCACAGGTGAAAATGATGCCGATATAATGCATAATAGTGCTGTAATTAATCTCAACATTCTAAATGAGATGGTTAAGAAGGATGTTAAGAATGTATTCTATACCAGTAGTGCCTGTGTCTACCCAGAATACAATCAACTAGATCCAAATAATCCCAATTGTGAAGAATCGAGTGTATATCCAGCAGAACCTGATACAGAGTATGGTTGGGAAAAACTATTCAGTGAACGTCTGTATCTAAGCTACGGTCGCAACTATGGGTTCAGAGTTCGTATTGCTAGATTACACAATGTATTCGGTCCACTGGGATCTTGGTGTGATGGTAAAGAAAAAGCGCCAGCAGCATTATGCCGTAAGGTAATTGAAAGCACAGGAGAAGTAGAAGTCTGGGGTCCTGGTAATCAGACTCGCAGTTTTATGTATATAGATGAGTGCATCAAAGGTATTCACCTAATGATGGCCTGCGCTAGTCAACTGCCAATTAATCTTGGCAGTGATAGAATGATCAGCATTAACGATCTAGTATTGTTAATTGCCAAGTTGGCCGGTAAAGATATTAAAATTAAAAATATTCCCGGACCCCAAGGTGTTATGGGCCGTAACAGCGACAACAATTTAATCAAAGGTTTAATTGGTGGATGGGCGCCAGCCGATGCACTAGAGTACGGACTGACAAAAACCTATGCCTGGATCAAAAGTCAAAAGAAGATTTTTAGTAAGACAGGCAAAGTATATGACCTAAGAGTAGACAAAAATTTCATTGCTCCTTTGACCGAGTGTGAATGTGCGCCTAATTCAATTTATTACTTTCACTACTATTACGATCTACACGACGGTGTAGGTATCCTAGATAGCCTAGAAGAAAAGCATTGGGATCATTTACGAACTGATCCGACAGCCAAGTTTCTTTATGAAAATTGCAATGAAACATTCACCTACAAACTAGCAGATGACATTGCCAAAGTAATAACAGAAAAAAATATACATCCTTCTAAGATCTATATGATAGTAATGGATGATGTACATAAAAACTTTCTAAGTAAACGATTAACCGAAAGATCAATTTACGGAGTCAACATAGGTGTGTTTAACGATTTATTGGCAAAGACACAGATACACGACAATCAACATACTGAACACAAATTCAGTATGCTGAGTAGAAATTATCGTCCTTGGAGACTGCACCTATATGCTGAACTGGCGCAGCAGGATCTATTGAAAGACTTTAGATATAGTTTTTACAACATATTCCCCTATGGTGAAGTTAGATACTTTGACAAAGACACAATGGCTAAAGATCTAACTGCATTGAACTTTAAAATAGATTCTAATGTAGACACTTGGTTATCCGGAGTGCCTTATACACTAGATGCTAGTGACAATGTTCTAAACAAATGGGGTGATGTAACCTACGATGCAATCCTAAATGCAGATTTTCATATTCTAGTAGAAACACACTATGATGTATCCTATTATGTAGATACTAGAAAAGGTAATTTAAGAGATCTAGCGCCTAGTAGCATTACCGAAAAAACCAATAAGCCCATTGCCTGCGGCAAGCCCTTTATTGCATTTTCTACGGCACACTTCTTAGAAGACTTCCGTAGTCTAGGATTCAAAACATTCAGTCCGTATATAAACGAATCATACGATCTTGAAGAAGACAATCACAAAAGACTAAGTATGATAGTTGCCGAAATAAAAAGAATATCAGAATTACCAAAAGATCAATATGACGAGCTGCTGTTTAATTGTCGTTTAATCGCAGCTAAAAATCGTGAAATATTGCTTTCTAAGAAAGACAACACAGCATACAATGCATCGTTTGAATTTTTAAGGAGTTATTTTGAGTCACAGTCAAATATACAAATTCTTTAATGAATTGAATCAGTACTACGATCCTACCGAATTAGCAGTAAGTCATGCTGAAGGTTCTCCAGTCCCCTACACGATCATAGACAATTTTTTACCCGATGAACTATTCAATACACTAAGTTTTGAAGTTGATTTCTTACAAGAAAGTGATTGGACTGTGTTTAGTAAAGGAACAAGTTATAGAAAAGAGTGCAGAAATTTTACCAGCACTCCTAGAATACAATCAATGGCCTATAGTTTTCAAGGTAGTATATTTCTCAAATGGATAGAACAACTAACAGGCATTGACAAACTAGTAGGAGATCCTCACCATCGAGGTGGCGGCATAACCCGTATGCCTACTGGAACCAGTCTAGGACTTCACAATGACTTCAATTGGAATGAACAAATTAGACTTACTCGTCGTGCCAATGTAATATTATACATGAATCCCGTTTGGGAAGAAAGTTGGGGCGGAGAATTAGAGTTTTGGGACTTTGACCGAACTGAATGCCTAGTTAAAATTGCACCCAAGCCCAATAGACTGGCCGTATGGAATTACGACGAACGTCTGATACACGGTCAGCCACATCCATTGACCTGCCCTGACTCCGTAGAAAGACAAAATTTCATACAGTTTTATTATAGTAGTAATGCTACGCATGAAACTCCACCTCATCGCAGTCAATTTGTCTAATGGCAAACTTTCATCTTAACAGTCAATCATATCTAGCTCAGCTGTCTTACAATCAAGACACAGATATGATATTAGAAATAGGTAGTGATCAGAATGAAGGATCTACAGAATTTTTTAACGGATTATCAGTTAATTGGGAAATACCCTTTTATACTGTGGATGTTATTGATGAACCTCAACATAGATTCACACATCTAGATCATATTATATGGCAAGTATCAGAAAGTGGAGCAGTATGGACTAAGTCAGTACTGCCTACATTGGGCAAACAAATTAAAGTGCTTTACCTTGATAATTATGATTGGTCTAACCCTGGATCAAATGCAGATAACATTAAAGCAAATTATGCTCAACGAAATGTTGAGTGGTCAAATATGGGCAGTCAGATTGAACATCTAGCACAAATGGCAAACTGCATGCCATACATGTCAGCTGAGTCTTTAGTGATATGTGATGACACGCCTCTAGTAGAAGCAAGCGGAACTTACTCCGGCAAGTGCGGAGCAGTTGTACCTTATCTATTAGTTAATGGTTATCAAATAGTCTATACCGGAAACAACGGAGTTATACTTCAGAGAGGCAAGTAATGCTCTGTTACTTTGATAGTGCTATTGATGTAAATCTTTCACATATTGCAGACATTAAACAGGTACGGTCGCTGGACGAATTAAAAAAACGACTAAGTGAATCTAATTTTGAATTTGTACATTCAACAGAATACTCGCAGCAGGGATTATACATAATTGAAATTAGTAAGATACCAGAGCTCTGGTGCGCAAAAACTTTTTTAAAAAGCTTCAACCTATTGCTTAATATACCAAGTAGAGTAATTAAGGCCGCTAAATCTAAAAAGATAAGAATACTGATTTTGTCAACAGTAGAAGGAGATAATTTCAGTTATGATACATTTGACGGATTCCAGCATTTACATAGTACAGTTCAATTGTTGGGGCTTCCTAAACACTCTGTACTTATTGTTTCTGGAAATTTAAATGCTGGGCAACAATATACAGAATGGTGTATAAAAAATTCTAAAGAAGAATATATTGAATTTCAAGAAGGTATTGAGTGGGATGGAAAAATGTCACATCCTCCTAGTACCCCTGTTAAGATAACAGATTATGGTTTACCGTTTAACAGTTTAAATCGTGCCCATAGAAATCACAGAACAGAACATTTATATTTTCTAGCCGAAAATAAAATACAGGGTTTAATAAGTGGTGGGGCTTGGTTTAATACACACACTATTGATATGCCGATATATCAAACAGTAGAATACAATCATTATAAAACTGTACTAACAGCTAACTACCCTAAGACTGTAGATGTACTAGACCTAGTTAATCAAGTACCTAACCTAATTAACAATCTAGAAATATATGAACGCAGCCAACTAACAGTTGTAACCGAAAGTCATTTTAATCAAACAGGCGGATTGTTTATTACGGAAAAAACATTTAGGCCGTTATTAGTTGGCCATCCGTTTATGGTACTAGGTCAAAAAGGATCTTTAGAAAAATTGAAAAGTTGGGGATTCATAACTGACTTTGATGGCATTGATCAAAGCTATGATAATGTTGCAGATGATAAAGAACGATTTTTACAATTTCATTTATCTTTAAGAAACTGGTGTGTACAAGATTCGGAAATTCGAAGAACTGCAATTTACAAATGGAACAACATTATCCAACACAATTTTCAAAATTATAAAAAACTAAATTTTAAGAAAACTATGTTTGATAATGTTATCTTGTCTACGGAACAGTATTTTAAAAAATGTTTTTAGAACTTTCTTGAATATCAACTTTTAATCTTTCGATATCCATTTGAAAATCCATCTTTTTAATATCGTTACGATATTCTTGAAAAATGTTTAACAGTTTTTCAGCAACTTCGTCAGAGGTTGAATTAGACAATTGTTCTTGTACATTTATTTCCCAAATACGACCATTGGTAAATTCTAATCGTAATTGGTTTAGATAGGCCACAGGCATAGTGTTCATGTAGAGATCTTCAAATATCTCCGGCCACTCACTAACCAAATGCCTGGGCGGTTTAAACAACGGTTTAGGCATCAGCAGATTCTTCTGCCTTCACTGTTGCTTTTTTCTTTGGTGGATCTAGTGCATCTGCTTCTTTACGCAACCTGGCAGCTTCTTTGTACATAGCATCTGCTTGGCTTCGATAGCTTTTAGCAATATCAGTGTCAGTAAGAACTTCGTTAGCAGCGGCCTGAGGCATTGCTGGAACAGAAGTTGCTTCACTGTTTGGAACAGCGTTTTTCTTACTGTCTTGCGTTTTCTTAGCCTGAGCATTAGCCTGTGCGCCACTAACAAAATTACACAATTCGTCAACTGCACAATTTTTCTGTTCGGCAATCAGCACATTTAACTGATCTAAAGGAACAGCGGCGTTAACAGTTGGCGTCATCAACACATTGCTAGTGGACACTTTTTGCAATCTTCCGTCTTGTTGTAATGCTGATAGCATTGGACGACCGTCTGGGAAATGACGAATAAACAACATCTCTCCAAATTCAAATGCTTCCTGAGCCTGATCAGTTTCAAGCATTTGCATAATTGCATCGTGGTACTCATCTTTAAGTTGATTAACTTGAATCACTAAAGCTGAGTCTGATTCGCCTGGAAGAGTTCTAAATACTGTGAGTACTTTAACTCCGGTATTTTTCATCCTTCCAATGTGTTTGACTGGATTGGCCATATTATTCCTTTTTAGTGGTTACTGATTCTAGAAATACTGACAGCTTGTTGTACACTTTGCCTACAGCTTCCATTTCAGCAGCCTTGAATGCGCCCCGTGAACTTGCAACATCAATAATACTACGGATAGCAGCAAGATCGTTGAGATTTAGATCAGGTGCAGCTGGTTGTTCAGCAGCTGGTGCAGTGGTTGGCTCTACTGGAGCGCCCGGTGATACTTTGCTTTCTTGTTGGTCCATTAGTTTCTCCTTAAATGTGGACAGGCTAACATAAAGTATGTTAGTTCTTTTTGATCTTCAAATGCCACAAATGTGGCAGTTTTCAAGTGGCCGTCTTTATCGATAGAAGGCAGTTTAGCAATTGAGTATCGTCCTCGTAATCGAGTACGCACCCAACTTTCCATAATTCCTGTTTGTGACAGGAAGTGTCCGCCCTCATCAATTTTAAACTTCGCAAAATGCGGAGGTATGTGTGACAGCGAGCGTTTGTTTAGAACTTCTAAAGGGTTTAGATCGAACATAGTGAAAATATTTATAGATAAAGATTAATTGATAGAGGATTCTTGGCGCAGCCTTTTTGCCATTGTTCTAGCCATCCCAAGTTTTTTAATGTCTCCAGAAAACATATATAGTTCAAAGGCTGTTTTTTCTGATAGTACCACAATATGTTTTTTAGTAATGTGCCACGGAGTATCGATATATTGATCTAACCAAATTAGCACCTGCGGACTAATGGTCATCTCTTTTGGAATCTCAATCTTATAAGTTTTAATTTCGGATTTAGTTTCGACAAATTCCAAACAGTGATCGGTCATCCTTAATCCGCCGATGTCTTTTTCTCTAGTGCTGTACCACCAAATGGCCTTAAAGTCTTTTGTTCTTTTAACATCTGCTTCTACACCTGCGGCTTTTAAAAAAACTTCAGTGTAGGAATCTTTGCGATCCATTTTATTTTATTTCTTCGCCGGCAGTTAGTTTATAAACAGCAAAGTCTTTGGTTTTAAATAAACGATTGAGTTTCTTTGCAAGATTGTGTGCATGACCGGGATTACTAAATGATACTTTCTTATACTTAGGTCCTGGATAACTAGCTACTAAACTACCGCTTTTTAAATTGAATGGTTGCCCTTTATAAAACACAGCCCAAATGGCCTCAGAGTTGAGAACTTGCTCAACTTTGTAGGTTTCTTTGTTTGCGTACTCAAGCAACACTTGAGGTTTCGGTCTACTCATATCTATACATGTCCAATAAAGTGCATATATATTTATGTTTTTCCGAAGCCACCCCCGTCAACTTTTACTTCTATCTCAGTGGTACTCTGGCGTATCTCGGCTAGCATAGCATGTATTTCCTGCATGGTTTTTGCCATTTTGGATGTCATGATTGCTAATTCAGCAGTTAGGTCTCTAGCTTCCTGCACACTAATGCGAATTTCTTTTTGTTGACTTCTTTCGGCAGCTACTAGTCGTTGTACTAGTTTTTCTACACTTGGTAAATTTACAGGATTATTTAGAGACATTGCTCAATACCTGTTTCATTTCAAGTTCTGTTTTAAACGGTCCTTGATATTCGTATCGTTGAAGTGTGATGGCTTTTGGACAGAAACTTTTAACCCATCCTTTGTCAAAACGAATAACATAATATCCTGCACAGTAAAGGCTTTTACTATCTCCGCTCTTAGTAAAGAGTGGTAATTTTCTTTTAACATCAAACATTGAATTGTGCGGAGTGGTTGAAGTTGCATAGCCATGCACCTCATTTGGTTCTGCATTGTCTGCTTCTTTGATAATTTTTGCAACAAAGAAATCCTTACCAAATTCTAATGTTAGTTTTTCTTTTGTTTCATAGACTTTGATACCTAATTCATTACTCATTACAAAGTGATTGTCTTCACTCTTTCTTAGCGTAGCAAACTTAGTTCCTGCTTTTTCTACTATCCAAAACTTTTCTGGAATAATAGGTTTAGCGTGTAAATCTGTCATAGTTGTCTCCTGACATGTGTCTGTTTTGTGTGGGCATGTATCGATGTAGTTGCAGATCATCATTTACATGTTCCTAACCATTCATCGAATATATTTACGGCTTCGTCAAAGTCTATGGCTAATACTTTGGCTGATATGACGCCGTCTGTAATAGACATGTCAAACGGTACCACTCCGTTAAATCTAAAATCTTCAGGAGTATCAGTTTCGACAATGAACTCCTGTAAGTTCTTTGCTCTAAAAATTAAATTATTTGCCATGTCTACTGAATTCATAATACATACCTTGCATTTAACGGCTCAGCATACGCTTGCGCCTGATCGGAAATCTTTTTAAGATCATAAAGATTACAGAATTTAATAAGTCTAATACCAACTTGACTGATATTCTTATTAGCACTTGTTGCAGTAGCGATAGTTTCTGCAATGATAGTCTTAATCTCATCTGGTTGTGCAGACAGATCGATCAGCACTCGATTGCGTTCGTAGTCATCCAGCACACGATGCTCTTCACCGTTGTGGTCGGTCCAACGCTGAAGCATCATGTTGTTCCAATTGTAGCCTTTTGAGTCTCGATCACCGTAGGCCTCACGGAGACCAACCTTATTCTTTGTGCCTTTTTCCCGTACTCCCGGATATGCAGAGAATACATTGTCTGAGGTATCGCCTCGCATACACTTCTCAAAGAGTAACCACTGGGGGTCCGGAATGGCTTTTGGCTCTTGAGTCTTTTTATCAATAACTCTCTTACCTTTTGCATCGAAGATACCTTCATGTGTGATAGTAGTTTCCATAACACCATTATATTGTTTCACATTGGGTGCAATAAGTTGTACAAAATCTGTGTCTGTGCTAATGATCACATGTTTATCATTTGGATGTGTCTGAATCCAACCTGCAATAAGATCATCTGCTTCTAGACGAGAATTTTGTAAGACTGTACAATTTGTCTTTTCTGTTACAAATTCTTTAAAGGTATCAAAGGCTTCCCAAAAGACTTTTTCTTCTTCTGCTTCACGCTCTGTATGTGCGGCACGACTAGCGGCTCTTTGTGCCTTGTAAGGCTTGTAATGGTCTTTACGCCAGCTACGACCTTCTAAACAGAACACAACATGAGTACCGCCAAAGTCTTGCCACGCTTTTTTAATCGAATTAAGTGTAATATGAAACGCCATGCCTAGTTTGATATCAGCGTCACCGTTGATAACGTGACGAGCACGAAAGAATGTGTTTGCTGTATCTACTAAAATATAAGTCATTTATTGTTTCTTTTCACACTTTGAATGTCAATAACACCTGTGTTAACTTCGGGCAAATTTTCATCTACTACGACATTAGCACAGAGCTCTCTAAACCAGCGGTCTACAATTTCT